AACCACGAACAGGTGCTGGAATGTGAACTGTGTCACCTTTCTTGCCCTTGAAGTTCATCTTCATAACCAAGTTTGCTAAAACTAAGTTCTTTTTGTATGCCGCAATAATCTCATCAGACCAAATTTCAGGGATGAAATTGGCGGCTGACGTAGTGGTTACGTTATTTGCTGGGGAAAATGCTGTTGCCATGTTAATTCTCCTTAAGAATCAATTAGTTACTTTACTCGACCCTCTTGATACGCCAACATAATCTCTGGAGATAATGCGTCATATCTGTCTGGGTCACTCATTTTTAGCCGAATTAGGTCAGCCCTCCTGTAAGTACGCTTGCCCGATTCTCCCGATCCACCCACATCAACTGCGGCGGCTTTTAGACTGCTCTTGCGACTTGACTCTCCGTCAGTAGCCACTTTCTTAGTCTTAACGCCACGCAACTCTTTGAAGGTAGATAACAACTCATTGGCACTATCGTAGTCAAACTCACCATCAGCCTTTGCATACAGCCCCATCCGTACATTTGAGGATTTAACCCAATTTACGAACTCTGGATCAGCAGAAATCTGCTGAAAATCAGGGTGCTCTTGCGATAACTTCTGCTGAATCTGCATCCTTTTGAAGTCATTAGCCGCTTGTTTAGCCGCCACGACATCGGGATGTCTATCAACTGTGTTCTGAATTGCTCTCTGAGGATTCTCAAAAAAGTCTACTTCAGGCTCAACTTCAGCGTGTTGGACTTTCTGTCCGAGATTTTGCTTTATCAACTCATCGGCTAACTTACGAACTTCTCCGACTTCTTGTGCTTGACGGCCAACCAGTTTTTCAACCTCTTGGTGCATCTTGATAACGTCATCTAATGATTTATTCCTATATTTTTCAGGAATCTTAGAATCTTCTACCGCATGATGGTCTTCAATCTTCGCTTGTTCTGCCTCTAACTCGCTAGGCATCTCGTCTTCTTGGTCTATCAACATACTGTTTCCTTTTCCTGCCACTAATGGGTTCTAGGAGATACACATGAACTCGACAACATTCTGTTTATGAGTTCGCTTTTTGCTCAGACTTCAGTTTGTCCAAATGGCTCTTTTCAAACTTCCCATGCGATGATGGGAAATGTCCAGACCACCCTTCCAACCTAAAGGCTGGTGCGCTGAGAATGCGATTGGCTTGCGCTCCGCACTCACACCTGAAACTCTGTGCCTCATAATCACAAAGTCTTTCGGTTTTATGCCCGTTTTCACAGGCAAATTCAAACATTCTTTTCATTCAATTCCTCGTATGCTTGTGTGCTGACCTGTTTTAAGGTTTTCAGCCAAACTAGGATAGAAAGTTCGCCTTTTTTGAATTGTAGGCTTTTTTCATCAGGGATTGTACTAATATTGTTCAACGAATTTATCATGTTGTCAATATCCTCCATTAAGTCTTTCCATCCCTCTGTTGCCATAGTGGAAAAACGCTCCTCATAGTATTTTTGTAGTTCTGGGGTCATTTTGGATATTTCGCTTTTACGGCTTGGCAGTCGGCTATGTATTTGTTAATCTGTGCTTGGTCACCTTTGGCTATGCCATCCAAATAGTCAGTAAACGGGGGATACTCCGCTTGGCGTTTGGCTATGTAGGAATGAGCATCAATGTAGGCTTGAACTGCTGATTCGTCATAGGTAACGGGATTGCCATTAGCGTCAAAAGCATCGTCACCATGAATAATGACAACATTAGTATGTAAAGCAAGAATTGCATCATGTTTGTTCATACCGCTATCTCCATAAGAATTATTGAAGATTGTCCGTTGTTTGTAGTATCAGAAGGCTGAACTTTTACGCCAGTTGAGTTATATGAAGCAAAATATATTGCATAAGTTGTTGATGATGTTGTGGCTGGTGAATCTATATAGTTCAATGGAATAAATCCAGCAAGAGCAGATGCGCTTCCATAAATCGCACCATAAGGGCCACCAGAATAGGCTAATGAAGGATTCCACAAAACAGAACCACCTTTGTATAACGCAAGTCCAAGTCCCGTGTTGTTACCCAATGTTTGATATGAAACCATAGCAAAAACAGCAACTTTGCTTGTTGAAAATAAAGGAGTAATGGATGCTGTTAAACCAGTTGTTGCATAAGTTCCAGATGTTGAACTTACTTGTGTTCCATAAGTAGCAGTAACCACTTGCAACACTTTTGATTGTGCCGCTTGTGTACCACTACCACTAGGGAATGTGATGCCAGCCGTTCCATCAATGATTACAGTCATGCTAATTGTTCCTCAGTAGGTCTAGCAAGGGTTGGGTGTTCCCACTTGGCTATGTAATCGCCTTTGCCGTCAGAGTCGTTTTGTAGTGTGATTACAGTCATAAAATCATGGTCTGTAAGTTGTGGATATAGGGTTTTGATTTTGTCGTATAGCATCATGCGCCCCTAATCATTGCGGCTTGGAAATATGGATTTGCTGGCGTACTTACTTGAGTATTTTGTGCAGAACCAGAACTTTGATAACAATAAAGTTCAACATAATCCGTTGAGCCATTTAAATAAACCAAAGCACTTACCGACATATAACTATAAGAGGCAACTGTTGATGACCCGCTACCATCTTTAAATCTACTTCCATTTTTATAAATACCAACAAAACTATTTGCAGATGTAATAGCACCAAATAACACAGCACCATTTACTTGATAATATCCAGCGACAGTTGGTGTAAAACGATAATTTGTAGCGTTATCAAAGCAATTTGCAGTATCAAATTCTTCTGTGTTGAATTGAAGTTTTGTAAATGTAGCATTGCTAATCGATTGATTACCACTTGCATAAGCACTAAACGCTGGCATATTTCCACTAACCATCATTGTTCCAGTAGCGTCTGGAATCGTTACAGTCTGATTAGAGTTTGTAGAAGGGCCAGCCAAGGTCATTGTTCCTGACCCTGTTGCGCTTGCTGATGGGATTAGTGCCGCCATTATTGTGTTCCTTCGTCAGCGGGAGTAGGCGTGTTGCCTTCAGCCACCCACTTTAAATAGGCTTGGTAGTCTGTGTTGGCGGGGTCAAAGGGGATGCAAGCACCATCGCTTGTGCGAACCACAATCTTTGGCTGTTCGTTTGTAACTTTATTTATAGGTGTTAGTTTATACATTTATAACTCCGCTGAAACTTTTAATGCTGTACCACTAATTATGAAATAGGTTCTTCCAGTTGTTAGCCCACTAGAAACAAGACTAGCAGTAATAAAATATGGCAAAGAAAGAGAACCCCATGTAATTGAATTTACTGGAGGGTTATTTCCAAGTCCATCACCTAAAAGAAGTGTTCCTGTTGTAGTAATTGTTGGCGCTGTTCTCATAGGTACTGGAAGAAAATATAAATCCATCGTATATATATTAGTTGCGTCAAACGCAATCCCAGACACATACTGCAATGTGCTTCCGCTATTTGTAAGTTGGAAATAATACCTCTGACATAACTGCAACTCAGTACCATAAGGTCGGTAATCAAAACTCGTTGCGGTACTGCCTTTTTCTAGTTGTACGCCTGTGATGTAGAAGGTTGCTCCGTTTGTTCCTACTACGGAAACAGTTGAGGGGGGCTGTACTACATTGGCTGTCCCCCATGAACCAGCAGTTTGCGTATATGTTGAACCTGAACCTAATCCAAAACGAACATAAATTCCAATTCCGTTTGTTGTTAGCCAAGTACCTGATGTATCGCCAGCAATAGTTACGCTAATTGATGTCCAAGTATTTGCTGTAGGTATTGAATAACTAAAAGTATAAGAACGATTAGCACCGCTATTTATTAATGCACCCCCAAAAGTACCTGTAAGACTTGAATATACTTGAAATGATAAAGTGACTGTTTTAGCGTTTGCTGTACCCCATCCTAAATCAGCAATATTAAAGCCTTCGATAAGTTGATTGATTAAAAATGTATCCCCAGTCAAAACAGAGTATGCGGACAAAGAGGTAACGCCCAAATAATTTGTAAATCCTGTTGGTGGGGTTACTGAACCAGCATTTTGTTGAACGCTAAATTTTCCTGTTTGCGTATTTGTAACCGACCATCTATCTAAAGTATAAACATTATTAGGAGTAACACTAGCACCAGCATTACGCTGGTCAATCACCATCGCACCATTAATGATGCGGTTTTTAAACCCATACAAACCAGACGAACTTACTCCGTCTGAAGTGGTCATCAAGTCTGCATTTACTGTTCCGTATGGCATTGTTCTTCCTTATAGTACCAACCAGCGTTGACCGCTAGAGACTGTCACCGCTTGACCGCTTGCCACAGTTATCGGGCCAACCGAAAAGCCATTGTTTCCGCTTGCTATCGTGTAACTAGCACTCACAGTTGCTGAGTTAATGTTTATTCCGTTAGATGAGATAAGCGCTGGCGCAGTTAACTCACCCGTACTTGGCTTATACAAATACTTTGTGTTACCCGTATAGATTGTTGTTGGAACGCCTGAAGTAGCCGCCGCAAACAAAGGATACAGGTTCGTTGATGTAGTCGTATCGTTACTGATGCTTGCGCCTGAGACAACTGTTGCCCAAGATGAGTTAGTTCCATCTGTGGTTAGATACTTACCTGAGTTACTTGTCTGACTAGGGGCTAGAGCATTGAAAGCCGTGTTAGCCGTAGTCTGACCTGTGCCACCATTAGCGATAGCAACAGTTCCAGTTACATTGGATGCAGTTCCCGTAGTATTCTGATTTAGTGTAGGAATATCAGCGGCAACAACTGCCCTGAATGTCGGTACTCCTGCACTTCCATTGGGTGCGGCTAAAAAATAGTTTGCAGTCTTGGAAGCATAGGGATTTAGCGTATCGCCATACCCACTTGCCAAACTAATAGCAGGTGTAGCACCACCGCTTGAGACTACTGGAGAAGTTCCTGTTACAGAAGTAACTGTTCCTTGTGGATTGGCGGCAGTTGTGATGCTAGTAACTCGACCATAAGTGTCTATGGTAATTACAGGAATCAGAGATGCCGAACCAGTTGTTCCAGCCGTTGCTACGCCACTTGTCAAATCAAGTACAGGAGTAGCGCCACCAGTTGAGGTTATTCTGCCTGTTGTGCCACTTACAGAAGTAACAGTTCCAGAACCCTTATTGTTAAATGTTGTCCAATCAGCAGAACTTAATACGCCTCTGTTTGTTGCAGAAGCAGTTGGTACATTTAAAGTAATTACTGGTGTTGTGGTGCTAGTAGCCACAGTAGAACTTAAATCAGTTCCTGTTGTACCTAGCGTTAAAGCAGATACAGAAGTAACAGTTCCAACCGATACCGCACCAGTTTGACCATTAACAGAAGTAACTAAGTTGCTTTGGTCAATCTTTTGCCAAACTGTTCCATTAAACATCAACCAATCGCCAATTTGCCAATCAGTAATGCCATTTAGGTTAGTAGAACCTGCCGTTGCCGTGATGTAGTAGTAACCATTTGTGCCAACACTACTAGTCAATGTAGGCGTATTGGTAGATGCGTTCCATGTGCCTTGATAACTTAGACCACCAGCGACATTTGCCCAAGAAAGAGCCGTTCCATTGGTGGTTAAGAACTTGCCTGAGTTTCCTGTTTGACTAGGAATCAGGTTTGTTATCTGAGTTTGTAGGGAGGCTAGGGTATCAATAACAGACTGAGAAGTGCCACCACCATTAGTAATAACTTTGATGGATTCTGCAAGGCTAGGAGCAAGCACTTCACCAACATTGAGTTCAACACCACTAGACAAGCCAATGATAAGGCTACCATCAAAATCAATATGAGCAGAGGTGACACTAACACCATCAACCCCGTCCACCCCATCACGCCCATCTCGACCATCTTTGCCTTTAATTCCCTGAACGCCTTGCTTTCCGTCACGTCCGTCTTTGCCATTCTTGCCGTCCTGTCCATTTATGCCATCACGCCCATCTTTAATGGCGTTAACTCTGTGTTCAATGGCAGTTCCCACTTCGTCAAAGCGAGAACGGATGTCAGATTCAATTTTTTTCAGGGCATCGACTACTAAGCCTACATTTTCACCAATGCGTTGATTTTGAACCTCTTTGGCTTGTGCGACAGAAGCCTTAATCCCATCCAAAACAGCCAATTGCTGTTCAGGATTCATGTTTTTAAGGATTAACTCCTTGGCTAGGCTTTCAATATCCATTATTCACCCTTTGGTGGGGTTGAAGATAGTTGTTTAGTCAGTTGGTCAAGGAAGTCTTGTTCCATTCCTTGCACTTTGTTCTGTTTGTCAGCCATTTGCAACTCAACAATCTTGGATTTGTTCTTGATGTCTGCTTCTTTTAGCATCAACTCCGCAATCTTAACTCGTTTATCAAACTCACGGCTTGCCGCTTCATCTGAATTTGGCAGGTTTTGAGTCATCGAATTGGTTACTTTGGCTTGCACCTCTTGTGGCATGAGTTGAGCCTCAACCATTGTCTTGGTTGCTTCAGCACGATTCTGTTCTGCCTGAGTCGTATTGACTGCAATCTGAGCCTGTGCCGCTTGCAGAGCCAATTGTTGCTGTGCTTGTTGCATTTGTTGTGCTTGTGGATCAGGTTGGCTCATCTGCTCCAATGCCGCCATCAGTTCATATCGGTTGGTAAACGAACTGTTGCCCACAATTCCCTTGAGAATCAACGGCATGACAGGGGTATTTGGCCCTAATGTCTGCAATAGACCAATGAACTGTTGTTGTTCATACTCACGGGCAATGATGCCAAGCGTAGCCGTAGGGATGAAGTTCATATCGACAGATGGATAACGCTCTGGATCAAACTGCATATAGCGGAAGGCCGCCTTTTTGATGAACGGCATCAAGAAATCTTCTTGGAAATTCACCAAAGTGCGCTTGTACTTCTTGATAATCGAGGCAATTGCCATAGACATACCGCCTTGACCACCATCACGGGCTACGGCAGATACTAATCCTTGGGAATCTAGCGTACCAGTAGACTGCAACAACATTCTCTCAAAGGCGGTAGCAGTTGCCATATTGCCTTGATCGGTTGTGCCAAACTTAAATGGCATCAAAATCTCGGATGGTGCGCCATTGGTAAGGATTGCTTTGCCTGGCTTGACTTCAAACTTAGCACCCCGTGGTAGACGGGTAGCGTCCATAGCAATCATGGGGCTAGTTGTCAGGGCGAGAGAGTCTAAATGGCTACGGATTTGTGCATCCATCGCCTTTTGCATATTGTAGGCTTTCTCTACTGTGCCACGACCCATAACTCTGTTGGGAACTGTGTCTGCTTGGTAGGAAAGAATCGGGCGATCCTTCATCATGTAAGGAGTTGGCTCTGCCTTCAACAATAATGAGTCATTGGCAATCACCACAATAGCCTCTACCAAGTCGGTATAGGTATCTGCTTCGCTATTCTCAGGGAATAGGTCAACAATGTCTTTTTGCTCTTCAAGATTGTTCAGGTATTCCCGTGGGACTAGACCATAGTAGGTCATTAGGCGAACCTTGTTGTCCTTGAACTGTGTAGATTCTTGTGTAGGCTCTAAGTCAGCATCATCAGGATCGGTATTGATGTCTACTTTGCGATATACCCCCGCCTCAATGCCTTGGACAATCTTGTGCATGGAGACAAACTTCTCCACAGCAACGCCTAAACAGTCATCTATGCTTGTGCCGTTAGGGTCAAACAAGAAGTTCTTAGGGTTGACAGGATTGATCCGCACAGAAATGCGGTCTTTTTCCATCACACCAATAGCGGCTTGGTTAACTTGGCCTGGGATTGGCTGAGTCGAAGGATAGTATTCCTTCTCAGTCTTGATCGTAATCTCACCTATGCCTGAACCATAAATTTCTGCCATCAAAACGATTTGGTCAATGGACTTGCGAACCTTGTCTTTAGAGAAATCTTCCATGAGTTGTTCACGGAGTTTGCCCACATCCATTGGATTGCCATCAATGTCTTGGAGGTCATCTTTGATGTCAAAGTATTCGCCTTGACCAAAGATTGCTTCAATAATTTCAGCGTGACGGGTTTCAACGGCTTGTTGAGTGCCAGGCGTTATCAGTCGGCTTCTCTCTGATTCACGGGTAGCGTCTTCGGGTGACCACTCTCCACGGAATATGCGCTCGTACTCTAGCCAAGCGTCAAGGTAATTGCTATCTCGGTAGTCACGCCACCGATCACAATGGTCTACAACAAAGGAAACCAGTTCCTTATCAGCCTCAGTTGGCTCAACAAAATCGTTTTGGCTTAATTCTTCATCCATAATTTACCTTGTAGTATCAGCAAATGGGTCTTTGTATGCTGGATTTTCTAGCATTTTAGGACTTTGTTGTAGTTGTAAATTTCTAGTTATATTTACAGGGATAGCATTTTTCCCAGATAAATATGCCTCTCCTAATGCGTATTGATTATTATTTACTAGCGTATCCTTTAACGCATTTCCCATTCTTTCAACAGGAGACATACTTGCAAAATTTTCTGCGGCATATCTATGAACATCATTATTAAAATCATAGGTATCATAAACTTGATACTCTCCTGTGGTTGGGTTAATTTTATATCTAAATCTACCTAATGTTTGCGCCCAACCCATAGGATCATTTGTAAATTTATTTTCTCCAGTTCTATCGCCATAACCTGTATATGCAAAAGTAAAATCATTTGGAATCTTGCCTTGAGCCGCTTCTTTTAATTGCTGTGCTTTTGTAAGATTTAATTTAGCACGATCTTCAATCTTAGTTAAAAAATCAGGGCCAACATTTCCAAACTTTTTTGGATCAAATGTTTTTATAAAGTTGTAATCATCTTGTGCATTTTTTTCTAGAATACTTGCATCTTGTAAAAGTTCTTTTTTGGGTCTAGAAAAATAAGCAGTTTTTTCTTCGTAATTTGATTTAATAAGTTTGTCTAATGCTTGCAACTCATTTTCAGTAAAATTTGAGTTACTAATGGGGACATTTGTTTGATTTGTAAATGATTTTACTAATGATTCTCCATAAGTACGTTTACGCATATCAACTGCGTTTCGATACTTATCAAGCAACGATCCAAACAATCCATCTGCCATTTAAAACCCCGCTATAACATCTAAAGGTTGCCAGTCCTCGTCTTCATCTCCCTCAAAGTAGGAAGTGACCGCTAACTGGTCAAGATAACTGAGTGAGTCTGGCAAGTCATCGTGGACTCCTTGTGCAGGGAACATCAATAGTTGGTCAAGGAAAATATCCCAATCTTCGTCTTGATTCAAGATGATGCGCCCATGCTCAAAACGCCCTTGGAGACTCCAAATAATTCGGTCAGCCTTTTTCCTGTTGCCATGCGTCAAGTCAACTA